GATCAAGTGCGAGGCGTTACCTCCGGAAGAGTTCCTGATCGACCGCCGTGCAAAGTCAATCCACGATGCAACGATCGTCGCCCACCGGAAGATGGCGACCGTATCCGAGCTAGTCGCGATGGGTTACGACTTCGACATGGTTAAGGACCACGCAGGCGAGGACTTCCAGTTCGACACCAACAGCGAATACTACAACCGTAACCCCGTTGCGACGTTGAAGAACTACATTGCCAAGGACGATGCAAACAAGCGCGTTCTGTACATCGAAGCCTATGTGAAAGCGGATTACGACGGCGACGGCATTGCGGAACTGCGTAAGGTGTGCTGTATGGGCGACGCTCACGAGATTGTGCGCCATGAGCCATACGACCACATTCCTTTTGCGGCGTTTTGCCCAGACCCAGAGCCACACACGTTCTTTGGTCAGTCGTTAGCCGACATCACGATGGATATCCAGAACATCAAGTCGCATATCCTTCGCAACCAGTTAGACTCACTGGCGCAGTCGATTCACCCACGCATGGCCGTTGTTGAAGGTCAGGCGAACTTGGAAGACGTGCTGAACTCGGAAGTAGGCGGCATTATCCGTATGCGAGCGCCAAACATGGTGCAGTCGTTCTCTCAGCCGTTTGTCGGACAACAAGCGTTCCCGATGATGGCGTACATGGATGAAGTGAAGCAATCGCGTACCGGCATCAACCGTGCGGCGGCAGGCTTGGATGCTGATGCTCTTCAGTCAACAACGAAGACAGCGGTTGCGGCGACTGTCACGGCGGCACGTCAGCACCTAGAGTTGATTGCTCGCATCTTCGCAGAAACCGGCATGACTGATCTATTCAAGGGATTGCTGAAGCTGACAATCTTGCATCAGGATCAACCAGAGATGGTCCGCTTGCGGAATGAGTTCGTGCAAGTCGACCCACGCGCATGGCAAGCAGGTTTCGACGTGACAGTGAACGTTGCGCTTGGCGGAGTGGATGATGAGCAAAAGATGATACTTCTTGAGTCGATCGCTCAGCGTCAGGAAAACGTGATATCGCAGTTCGGATTAGATAATCCACTTGTCACCTTATCTCAGTACAGAAATACTGTCGGCAAGATTATCGAAACGGCGGGTATTAAGGATGTCGATAATTACTTCCTTGATCCGAATGGTCCGCAGGCTCAGCAGATTATGGCGCAGGCGGCCCAGAAGCCGAAGAAGCCAAGACCTGAAGAGATTCTCGCGCAGGCTGAGATTGCGAAGACACAAGCCGAAACGCAAGCACGGATTGCGGCGATGAACTTGGATCGCGAGAAGATGTTCATGGAAGATGAACGCAAGCGCGATGAACTGGATGCGAAGATCTCAATGGAAGCGTTGGAGCTTCAGGCGAAGTACGGAACGCAGATCGACGTGGCGCAACTCAAAGCTGAGATCGAGCGCGAGAAAATGACGATCCGTGAACGCGGAGCCACATTAAGACAGATGATGAATAACGCACCACGAGGTGACTAATGATCTTTACAAGACGGGACGTTGAGCTTGGAGAGAAGGCTCGATCCGTCGTCGATAACGAGGCATATAAGGACGCACTTGTTACCATTCGTAACAGGTACGTCGAGTCTCTTATCAACACGGCGGAGGATGAATCGGCCAAACGCGAAAGGGCGTATATGGCGATCAGGATGCTAGAAGAGGTGGAAGCACAGCTTGTTAGCGTTATGGACAAGGGAAAGTTGGCAAAACAATACCTTGACAAACTAAACCGTAGATAAGGGATAATGTAACCATGAGTGACACCCAACAAACTGGATCACTATCAGTCAAACAAGCCGCTAACGTATTTGGCGGGCTAATGGAAGCGAACGCTCAACCGGAAGCCGTTGAACAGGAAGTGGTAGAAGAGTCCGAAGCAAATGCAGAGGACGTTGAGGTAGAGGACACGTCGACCGAGGAATTTAGCGAGGACTCGGAATATGACCCCGAAACCAGTCAGGAAGAAACGGACGAAGCAAACGAAGAAGAGAGCGCCCAGACTTACACCGTCAGAGTAGATGGTGAAGAAGTCCAAGTGTCGATCGATGAATTGTTGAGCGGGTATTCGCGGACTCAGGACTATACGCGTAAAACGATGGCGCTAGCGGATCAGCGCAAGTCACTGGAAACAGAGCTTGAACAGATCCGGAGCGAACGCGCACAGCTAACGCAGGTTCTTGAGCAAATTGATGTTCAGGACCAAGAGCAAGAGCCAAACTGGGATGCGCTATATCAGCAAGACCCACAGCAATGGCTTATTCAGCGTGAAGTGTGGCGCGAAAGGCAAGAGCGTAAACGCGCACTTGTCGAGGAGAAACAGCGGTTGCTCCAAGCGCAGGAAGCGGACAAACAGCGAATCGTCGCACAGTTTGTTGAGCAAGAACGAGGCAGATTAGCCGAGGTTCTCCCTCAGTGGCGTGATGAGAAAGTAGCGAAGGCAGAGAAGGCGAAAGTGGCCGACTATGCCAAGAGGATCGGATTCACCGATCAGGAGATCGCTCAGTTCTACGATCACCGCGCTGTGACAACGCTCTATAAGGCGATGAAGTTCGATGAGCTTCAAAGCGGTAAGCCAAAGGCTAAGAAGCAGGCAACGCCTGTTGCGAAAGCCGGAGCCGCAACAACAACGCCTAAAGGTCGAGATGCCTATCGTAAATCGCAACAACGACTCGCAAAGACAGGCAAGGTCGCAGACGCGGCTAATGCATTTAAACATTTGCTAGGTTAGGAGATTTAACTCATGGCAACTTTTACTACCTATGACGCGGTTGGTATCCGCGAAGAACTGGCTGATGTTATCTACAACATCTCACCAGAAGAAACTCCGTTCATTTCTAACGTTGGACGTAAGTCTGTTGCGAACACATTGTTTGAGTTCCAGACAGATTCATTGGCTTCAGTCGATACAACTAACGCCGTTGTTGAAGGCGCAGGCGCAACTGCGGCAGATGCATCTGCAACTGCAACTAAGCGTATGCAGAACTACACGCAGATCAGCCGCAAGGTCGTTTCGATCTCTGGAACTGAAGAAGTCGTCAACAAGGCAGGCCGTAACTCTGAACTGAGCTACCAATTGGCTAAGAAGTCATCTGAGTTGAAGCGCGACATGGAGGCGATTTTGACTCGCAACCAAGCGGCTGACGCAGGCGATTCCTCAAACGCCCGTAACACTGCATCTTTGGAAGCGTGGCTCCGCACTAACACTAGCCGTGGTACTGGTACAACTAACGGTGCAAACCCAACGTTGTCTGGCACAACTTCTGGCTACCCAAATGCGGCGGCAACAGATGGTTCTGCTGACGCTCTTCGTGAGTTCACAGAAACTTTGTTGAAAGACGTTATCCAGTCTGTATGGACAGAAGGCGGCGACCCATCAATCTTGATGGTAGGCCCAACTCAGAAGCAGAAGGCATCAACCTTCACAGGTATCGCGTCACAGCGTTACATGGCTCCAAACGACGGCCCAACAACAATCATTGGAGCCGCCGATATCTATATTTCAGACTTTGGTAGCGTCTCGATTGTTCCTAACAGATTTCAACGTGACCGTTCTGCGTTCGTTCTCGATCCAGAATACGCGTCAGTGAACTACCTCCGTGATTTCGAGGTTGTTGACTTGGCCCGCGTCGGTGACTCTGAGCAGAAACTTGTTCAGGTTGAGTACGGTCTAGAAATCAGCAACGAAGCCGCTCACGGTGTGATTGCAGATATCGACGTTACTGCCTAAGTAGCGTAACCACGGAAGGGGCTTCGGCCCCTTCTTTTTATCTAAAGGTGTTGCATGGGAAACAAAAAAGTATTCAGCCATGATCCGATGACTGGGATCACTAAGTATTGGCATGATAATCAGGATGGCACGGTAACGATCGAAAGCGATCAGGATGTTAGTGAGATCCTGAAAGCAAACCAAGCGAATCGCAGTTCTTTCGAGAAGGGCGATAAGTGGGGAGAGATGAGTCGTGTCGCTTCGATTCCTTTGACTGTATACTATGACCTGAAGCAGAAAGGTATTCTGGATGACCAAGCCGCAATGAAGAAGTGGCTTAATGATCCAGACAACGAATTGTTCAGGACTCGCAAAGGTAAAGTCTAATGGCGATTACGAACTACGGTGAACTGAAGAGCGCGATTGGCGACTTCCTGAACCGTTCAGATTTAACATCGGTGATCCCAACGTTCATCGATTTCGCGGAAGCGGAGGTCAATCGCTACCTCCGAGTTCGTCAAATGGTTACCCGCGCCGAGGCAGTGATAGACTCACGACTCAGTGCAGTTCCTTCGGACTTCCTTGAGGCTAAGGACTTGGTGATTGTTACGGGAACTCCGGTGACACCGTTACAGTTCGTGACTCAACAGGAGATGGGACAAATACGTAATACAGAAGTCACTGCGGCGGGTAAGCCTAAATACTTTTCGGTGATTGGGGATCAGTTTGAATACTGCCCGACGCCGGACGGAAATTACAGCCTAGAGATGGCTTATTACGCAAAGATCACCCCTCTGACAAGTGACTCAGACACGAATTGGTTGCTTACAGACTATCCAGATCTTTACCTGTATACTTCACTTACGCACTCCGCTCCTTATCTAAAAGACGATGAGCGGACTACGGTGTGGTCTTCTTTGGCAACGAAAGCGAAAGAAGAATTGCTCGCTCGCGATCAGTCTGCATCGTATACTGGATCAACACCGAAAATTAGGATTAGGAGCTTCGGATAATGTCATTTACAAACTACTTGGAAACTGAACTGTTAGATCACGTTTTCGCAAACAATGCATTTACTTCGCCATCGGCAGTTTATGTAGCTTTGTTTACATCAAATCCCGGAGAAACGGGTGGTGGTACAGAAGTTTCTGGCGGTGCATACGTTCGTCGGCAAGGATCTTTCACTGTGTCTGGGAATACTGCTACTACGTCAGCGGCTATTGAGTACCCAACAGCAACAGCGTCTTATGGCACTGTGACGCACATCGGTATTTTTGACGCATCATCAGGTGGAAATATGCTTGCTTATGCGGCACTGACTGCTTCAAAGACGATTGCATCAGGCGACGTATTCCGTATCCCTGCCGGTGATATTGATATTACCCTAGACTAAGGGGTAATACATGGCAGTCACGCTTGGGGTCACAGCGCCTTTAATCAGCGTTGCGGCGCAGAATAATGCAACGTGGACTCAGCGTACTGCCGATCTTTCTCAGTACATAGGATGTACTGCACGTCTTGTTGTCTTATATCAGTCTGGCGCAGATTATAGAGGCGACATACAGCTAGATGACTTCAACATCGGCGGCAATACTTTTGACCCCGAAAATAGTACACACAACTTTCAAGTACAGTCCATTGCTGACAATAGCAAACTTAGTAATGTAAATGCCATACAGTCTGACTATGAGTCAGTAACGTGGGTTTCTTTAACAACAGACAGTTCTACCCATCAAACTGGGGACTACGGCAAGTTCTTTAGGGACTCTGGCGGAACTCCAAGTGGAGGTACTGGGAACTCTAGTGGAAACACAGGAAGTTTTTATTACTTTGCTGAAACTAGCGGCGACGGTAACAACAACGATATCTGGCTCCGTTCACCAGAAGTCGTCATCAACAATCAGACGTTAAGTGTCTATACGGCTCAGAACGGCTTAAATTGCGGTCCCATTTACATTTATCTAGAGATCACCCAAGTTGCTTCTGCATACGGGATGGGCGCGTATGGCTTAGGGTCTTACCCTGACGGGATTGGACGAGGGTATGGTTACGGAACTTATGGTTCGTCAATATTTGGCGAAACAAACTTTGTTCAAGCAGTAACGCAAACAGCAGAGGCAACTAGCACCGCATCCTGTACGGCGGGTGTAACACAAAGCGCGTCAGCTTCTTTATCGGCTTCCGCATCAACTTCAGCAAACTCAACGCGAATTCAAAATGGTGTTGCGTCGGCGTCTAGCTCTGTGTCTGCAACTTCTTCTGGTCAGAGGATTCAACTGTCTAGTTCAGTTATATCTTCTCAGGCACCAACTGCGTCTTCTGGTTCGGCTGTAAGGCAATCTGCGTCTGCAATAACTGCGACGGCTTCAACTTCAGCAACGCCAGAAAGAGTGAAGCTGACGGATGCGATTGTTGAAACGTCATCTGGAGTTGTGACTAACGCAGTAGTCGTTAAGCAAGATAGCGCAAGTGTTGCCATTCAATCGTCTATTTCGTCGACGGCCAACCGCGTCCAATTTGCATCTGCATCTGAGTCGGCCAGTTCCTCTTTGTCCTCTAATTGCGAGAGAATACAGAACGGATTGGCATCAGATTCTTGCAGTTCATCTGCGTCAATCAATGGCGTAAGGGTCGCTGAGGCATCGGCAAACGCAAGCGCATCGGCAAGCATAGATGTTAATTTTGTCGTCCTTGAAGGCGCATCCGCTGAACCTCTTGAAGCCCAGTCAACTGTCACGGCATCTGCGATTCGCTTTAGAGAATCATCAGCTTCGATCAACTCAAGCGCGTCACCTTCTATCTCGGCAATCGCTGTCCGCACAAGCGCGTCGCAAACGATTACTGGGTCAGCAAGCGTATCAGCGGCGAGCGAGCGAGTCGCGTTAGTTGAATCGATAGTTGATACATCGTCTGGTGTTGTGACTAACGCAGAACGGATTCTCCAAGACTCGGCCCAAGCAAACGTATCTTCTACTACAAATGTAGTCGCGAATCGAGTCAGGTTTGGTTCGTCTATCGTTTCAGCAAGTCTTGCAACGTCAGCGGATGGGACGCGTGTTGCACTTGGCGAGGCAACGGGCGAAGCGGATGCGACAACGACGGCAACCGGAAATCGTGTACAGTTT